CTTGATGATACATATGCCTTAATGTAATTATTGGCATCTACATACCAAATCATACTTGGCAATTCTCCAGCAGTTTTACAATACCATTCAAACTTACATATAAAATTTATTACATCACTGTATAACTGTATACCATTATTCAATTCATAAGGATTACTAAAAAACATACCACTTCTATGTATTTTTTCGCAATATACCAATAAGAACCAATCAATATTTACAGTAAAGCTGCTAACCCATCCAGTGCCGGCTCCCATGTACCTCTGAAAGCTTTCATTGTATCCACCATTTTCTCTATACATTCCACAATATACAAATACAACATATGCAGCTGTTGCACTTGCTGTTGAGACATAATCGAATCTAGCATATATAATAGTATCCCAATCTGGAGGCGCTCCAAAATCTACAAAATCACTTTTTGCAACATCTATTGTATTGTATCCATTCTCCAAGTCAGCTGACAAAACTCTTGCATATCTAAAATTAGTTGAATTTGTACCAAGTTTTATTTGTACATAGTTTACTTTTGTCTTATCTGATACATACACAATGCAAGTTATTTTATCATCAGCAGATGAAACAGATCCGTCGTTGAACTTTTCAAGATTCAGCAAAACAGCTTTATATATTCCTAATGTTCCAGCACTTGCATCTGGTTCTGTTATTCTAATAGAATTTTTACCAATTATATTGTATGTAGTATCATTTGACATTGAACCTGCTACATCCTCAGAAAATTCACTTACAGTCGAAAAATTTTCTATTTCTTTAAAATTTCTTTGAAAATAATAATCTACATAATCACTAAATTTAAACGTTTTAGACCTGCTTAATTCTGTATCAGCTCCGCCTATTATTCTTTCGTATTCATTTAAATTTGCATCATTTATTGCTGGAACTCCACCATTAGCCCATGTTAAAGGCGTATGTTTACCAAAAATAGCCATAACAACCTCCTAAGATATTTTATCTACTCTTTCAAATTGTATTTCTTCTGTGCTTTCTTTTGAATAACTCCACAATATTCGTGATACAAGTAATCCTGTGTCTTTACCTGCTCCACCATCCCATGGCAAGGCATTTCCTGCAAACAATCCTATTTCTTCTATATTAACATCTCCTATATCCCCAGAGCCAATTAAAAGGTAATTGGGTTCGTCTGCCGTTAAAGTTGCCCTTGATGTCAACTCACCTGTACCAGTGCGAAGTTTTGAAACAACAGGTATTCTATAAACCTCATCTCCAAGAGCTGTGTTAGTTGCTGCCAATGGTAGTATTGTTCCATTGTCTTCTCCAATTGCAATGTATCTATAAGTTAAATTTGTATTTGAGTAAAATGCCTTGATAAGCTCATCAAAAGCAAGATTCATTATTAAATTGTCTCTTACAAAAATACCTTTTCTAGTTATTATTTTATACGAGCCTTTCCATTTTAAAAAACTTCCTTTTATAGTATCAATTGAACTCATGTTCACGATTCCTTCCTTAACTGGATTCTTTTTATAAATTCTAAACCTATCGAATTCGAGGGGTTTAAAATAATTAATCAGTCTCAATATCAACTGTTGTAGGCACAGAATTAGGATACAAATTATCTGCTGGATACAAATTATCTGCTGGAAATAATGCATCTGACACAGATATAGTTGTAGAACCATCCCAGCTATAGCCCTCCGAAACTTGTTTCGTAACATAAACCTCTGAATCTTCTCTAAGAGTAAAATTCTTACTAGTAGATAGCCAACTTTTGAAAAACTTTTGCCAGCCTCCCTGAGCTTCTCCATCTATAATAGTATATGCATTCAATAGCCTTGTTCCAACATCAGATATTCTTTTCTCACAAACAAGATAACCATTTCCTACAGAATATAGTGAGTTTATGTTAAAACTTGGCAATATAACATCAATGATATCCCCAATCTCAAAATTTAAATCATAGCTACTAAAATTGATAACTTGAGACATGTTAGAATATTTTCTCAATATAGCTTTTGCCCTGTCTTCTGCAACTGTTGCACCTTCTATATTATCGCCACTTTCTACAGCCTCATATAATCCACTTCCGCCTTCTATTGCTTGCCTTGCTGCTATTTGTACTAAATCATCTTCAATTATATTATTTTTAAATTGTCCAACATATTTAACTAACAAAAAATATCCAGTAGCAATCAATGGTTCTAATTCATCTGCACTGATAGTATTTGTTGCTTTGCTCCAATAATAACTTAGCCCACTATCTATTCCACTTATACCAACTTGGCTTCCTGGTATCATTTTTGAATTAGGTGGATTCAATATATCATTTAAATCATTTGTAACATATAAAGCAGGCTTGCTATTAACAGGATATTTCAAAAAGAATACTCTGTCATTATCTGGTGTTGGTGTTGCTTTTTCTACAAGTTCATCAGTCAGCATATTTACATCTCTAAATATCTGCCTATTTCTATAATCATCTCTTGATTTAGACAATGATAGACTATCAAATAAATAACTGGTAACATATTCTTCAAGTCTACCACCATAAACAGTTCTATTGTTTAGAACAAACTTTTTATCAGGCAATATATCCCACTGATATCCTATTTGTTCACATAGTTCATCAAAAATAGTAGTTGCTGGAACATATGAACAATTTATTGAAGCTGTCAAACCTGTTGTAGTCATAAACGAGCCATCAACTAAGCTATAATATATTCCATCTGTTGCAAGATATGTGTCAATGATTTCTTTTATTATCAAACTTACCAATTGTTTAGGAAATGACTGGTTTACAAGTCTCCTATTTGCAAAATACTCATTTCCTATACAAGTTATTTTCATTCCATATACTGCATTATTTATTTTTCTTGTTGTCGGTTCATCAAGTTGTCCACCAAAAATTAGCACTCCATCTTCAAAAAGTTGTATATATTTTCCAATTAAAATAGACCAGTTGTATGGAGGCGAAGCATTATTCATATCAATTAACTCAAATGACAAAACACTTGCTTCTCCAGGATTACCCTTGTTAATATTTGTAGAACCTGCCTTAACTTTGACACCATCCGGAAGAAGTGAACCATTAATTTTTATATATATCATTATTCAATCCTCCCAGTATATTTTTGTACAGTTGATTTTAATTCTTTCATTAGACCATACGTATCCTGTACTCCATAGAAGTTAAATGGTCCAGATAGAACTATGCTTCTATTAGCCATTCCTGATAATCCACTAGTATTAGTTGCTGAACCTATACCAGATAACAATTCTTGACCAATTGAAATTGATGGTTTAGATATTGCACTTTTAGCACGTTCCAAAGCTTTAACTATCATTCCTTCAAAATTCAATTTATCTAAGTCACTAAGTGGTCCTTCCTTAGCAGGTGAAAATGGGAAATATCCTCTTATTTTTGCAGCTATTTCCTTACAACTATTACCAAGTTTATCCCATCTACTCATCAACCCATCAATAAGACTATCAACTATTTTTTGCCCTGCTTCTTTCAAACTTACAGACTTAACACCTTTTATTATTCTATTAACTAATTCTTTTCCTGCTGCAAGCAATGCGATTCCTGCTGCAATAACTGCCGCTGTAGCAACATCTATAATAAGTTTTCCTAGCTTGTCAGTAAATTCTTTTTTCTTTTCTTTTGTACCATCTGTCATTTTATTGACTAAATTTTTGCCTGCATTTTTTATTTCTGGCTTATTTGGAACTGCATTAAACCAACCTTTTATAGTTGTCCACCATTCATCTAACTTTAATTTTAATTTTGCCTTTGCTTCTGTGAACCATGTTTTTATAGTTTCCCACCAATTAGCCAAAAATGCTTTAATCTTTCCTGGCGCAGTAATAAACCATTCTTTTATAATTCCCCACCATTCAACTAATTTTAATTTTATAGATTCTTTTGTAGTTGTGAACCATGTAACAATGGAAGCCTTCCATGTCTCAAACCATGCTTTAATTTTATCTGGGATTGAAATAAACCAAGCTTTTAATGATTCTGCCCATTCAGCTAATTTTATTTTTATATTTTCTTTTGTTGTAGTATACCAATTTATAATACTTGTCTTCCATATTTCTAATTGTTTTTTATTGTCCTCATTTTGCTTTTTAGCCCATTCCTCTAATGCTATTTTCCACTCGATTAAAGCTGTCTTAATTCTTTCTGGCATAGCCGCAAACCATGCTTTAAAAGTTGTCCACCATTCTTCTAATTTCAACTTTATTGCATCTTTCGTTGTCACAAACCATTCTATAAATTTATCATATACC